ACGTACTTGCCGACAAGCTCCGCCGTTTTCTCCCAGCACTCAATCCTGTGCCAGTCGGACGGCCTGTAGTTGCCCTCCTTGTCCTTGCCGTTTGAAGTAGCGAGTGAAAATGTCGCTTTGCATTTACCGCTGTCGAAAAACTTAAGTTCCGGGTCCTTACCGACGCGCCCGAAAAGAGTAATTTTGTTCACTGGTCTTCTCCCCAATAAATTTAACTTAACAAACACCAGCTTTGAGCCTTAGTCCCGACCCCTGAGATGCCTGTTGTCATCGCCCCACTGTTCCTGAGCAAAGCAGAAGGGACACTCTCCCCTCTCCTCGTAATATTCGGACCGCCCAGAAACGCCGCATTGGCTGCAGATGAAGACTTTGTTGAAATGGGGAGGTAGATACTTGCGCGAGCAAAGAATCCTCTCAGCGAGGCGCAGAATCTGTTCTTCGGTTACTTCAGCCTGTGCCTCCTGCGCTTGCTGTTCTGCTTCGATTAGGGCTTTTAGCCACTCACGATCGGTTTCTGAGAGCACATCCTCGTACCACCTGTTAATTTGCGCCTGAGCATTCTTGGGGAGCTTGGACTTGTCATATCCAAACAATTTCCAAAGTCCCTTGGCATCCTCAAGAGTTATGTTTTTGAGCTGCTCGACAACTGGCACGTTGTCCTTAAAACGGAAGCCCATCGTCGTCCTCCTTAAAGTATTTCACTGCCTCATCCTTAAAAGTGTCATGGTTAAGAGCTTCAAACTGACTTGACTTTAACTGCAGCGCTGTCGCTGCCTTCTTCGCATCTCCAAAGTGCTTGCTTGCCCTTTGGTAAATTTTCGCCTCAGCCCTATCTCGAGGGATCCAAGTCCAAGAGAGGCGCGAAGCTTCTGCATGACCATCAATGCCAAACTCCAAAAAGAAATCCTGCTGCTCATGCTTTGCCCTCGAGCGTGCCTTCTCCCACCTGAACTCATTGACCGTCGTCTCGTGCCAAGCGTCAAAAATCGGCGCGTAAAGCCCTATCATGTTGTCGCAGTCATTTTTCTTGAGCTGAGAGCCTGAAAAGGAGCCCTCTTTGTTCTGATGGTGAACGAGAACAATTGAACACCGGAGCTTCCTTGAAGCTTGCTTTAGAAATCGTGTCATACGAGGCCACCAGTCGAACTCCGTTTCGCCTTTGAGCGGGAAGCAGCAAGTGAGAATTGAGTCGATGAAGAGCACGTCATACTTTTCAGCCAGTGCGAGGTAGTAAGGCTGATGGTCAGGGTCTGCGAGGTTTCGAACAGAACCGTCTGAGTCTGGAGAGTCCGAGCTGAGAATGTCCAAGGTGTCCCCGCCCATGAATCTGAGACTTGCGCCGTTGTCGATTTGCAAGAATCTCTCTTTAACTTGGTCGAGTGAGAGCTCGCCGTCGATGTAAGCGACCTTCCTTTTCTTGGGTGCCTGAAATTTCGCGAATTCTCCTGCAGTTGCTAAAGCGTGAGCCAAGCTCATTGCAAAGTAGCTTTTCCCCCTCCCAGCCGAGCCGTGAATGATTGTGACCTCCTTCTCTCTCAGCACTGGTCCGATCAGAGTCTCCCGTTCTGGGAACTCCTGAGCGAGCAGCTCTTGCAACGGAATGAGTTTTTCAGGAGTAGGCACCAACTACCCCTTTCGCTTTCGAGGTGCTTTGTGAAACCCCCAGCCGTTCTCCGGATGTTCAAAGAACCTGAGACCGTTCGACTGATTCCTTTTGTAGAACGCCAGAATCCTCCGGAAATGCCTCCCCTGCGAGGTTTCCTGTTTGCTAGGGTTAGCCTCTAGCCAATCGATTACATCGTCTATTAGGTGCTTAATTGCTCGGTCTTGGTGGTCTCCAGTTATGCGCCTCCTGAGAAGCTCACCCTGTGACTTGCTGATTGTGAGTGCGAAGCCTTTCCGTTCTGTGTCGAGCGAGTGATGAAAATGGAATAGCGGGTCACCAACTTCTTCAACTGGCGAGGCAGGGCTCAGGGCTACAGGCCCGTCGGAGCCCTGTCCTTCGCCAGAAAACACACACACACTACGACTTTGAGTCTCCGTGTGTGTGTTTTCTGTCTTATTATATAGTACGTTGGGGTTCGTGTTGGGGTTCGTGCGACCTTCCTGTTGGACTAAATTCACGTCATCGACTAAGTGCTCCGAAATCATTGCCGAATTCCGGCCCAACTTAGATACGAAAACAGGCCTTAAGTGGACCGGGAGCCTGTGAAAAACGGTAAAAATGCGACCAACCCCCGGGATTGATTCGCAGTGGAGGAACATGTTTCTTTCGAGGTTTCTGACGATGCGCCGCATTGTTTGAGCAGAAAATCCATACTCCGCAAGCTGCTCACCCTTCTTCATGAATTGCCCGACCTCTAAAGGAGTAAGATTCCCGTTCAGGTCTTTGTATGGACGGTTCTCTAGCGTCGCCCAATGATCGGCCCACAGCATGAACCGAAGCAGATCGTCGTTCTTTGATGAGCTTGTTTGAGCTGATAAAAAAAACGTTGGGAACTTGGCGAATGGTACGATGTCGTGCCGCAGTAAAATTTCCACGTACTCGTTACCCCTGTCAGTTATACTCATCAGACAACACTCCACCTATTCACGCTCAATTGCGTGTTAAATACTCAATCATTTCAATGTGCGCTTAGGTCAGCGCGTTAGTTTATTGCTTTAGGGAATCGGCTTTGACGTTCGACGTGAAGGCCCAGACGAGTGCTAGCACCCATCCGATCAGGGTCCAGCCGAGAAAGAAGTTCAGAACCAAAATGGCGCTATCGTTGTTGTGCTTCCTAAGACACGCGACTATTGTCGGAGCGAAGTAAATCACCACCAAGGCAATTAAGAACAACAAAGTTGCAGCTACACCTTCCATCTTTCTTCTCCTATCGTTTCACAACTTCAGAAAGTGCAATCCGCATCCTCTCAAGCGGGTCTAAACACTCTCTCTCTTCTTCGATGAGGAGCTCTTTGTCTCCCCCGAACCCTCTGCGCCGCCTTTCGACTTCAGCTCTTGAGCCGGTGACGTTGCACGCCATCCATGCTAGTTGAGACTGAACCTCGTGAAGCCTTCCGAGTGCAAAAGCGGCCCGAACCACATCATCGCGAGATGTTAGGCAGTTGACTATCCCAACTGAGAAATCGCGCTCAGAACCGAGGTCTTTTTGAAGCACCTCTTCCTTCTCCCTGAGTGCTGCGAAGAGCTGTTGCAGCTCAAACTCTCGGAATTTCGCCCACTTAACTATCGAACGTCTGAAATGTTTCGGACCGTCAAAAATCACGTCAAAACCTCCCCTCTAAGCGTTTACTGCTCGCCGTGCTCAAGCACTGACAAGAGACTCTTACCGATCTTGTAGCTCTGCTCCCCCGCGATCCCTTCGATCGCTGTCAGTATGTCCTTGCTCTCGAGCGCGAACCTGCAAAGCTCGACGATATACTCACCGCGAAGCTTGTCGTGCTCGAGGATTGGGATGTTGACCGTGCCTGAGCGACCGTTCCGCCCTTTGAGGCTCAGCGTGAGCTTTGTCTCGAAGGTCGTTGGTCGTCTCAGCTTCTCGATTGCTTTCGCCGCCTCGTCGAGGTCTGGAAGCAAATCCTCCTGTGATGCTGTGTTTGATGCGAAGTATTCCTCCGCCACCCTTGCCGAATTTTTCATAGTTTCCCTCTCAGTTTCATGAGGCTCTCTGCCTCGGTTGCCCTCTCAAGAAGATTCGTCGCCACCATGACGCAGCAGTGTTTCAGCTGCTCAAGGAAGTCCGGCTCTGTGACCCTCGATAGCAAAACCTGCAAAACATAATTTGACACCTCATCCTCTTGAATCCTTGCGACGAACTCCGTGAGCTCTTTTTCATAGTCCATTGGCAACCTCCTCTCTGAGAGTAACCAGTCCAGCCCGAAGCGTGTCCGCTTCAAGGTTCTGGAGCGCTCCGAAACTGAGCACCCCAAACACCTCCTCAATGAGTCGCTGTCTCCTTGGTTTGCAATCATCAAGCGAGTCAGGAAATCGCTCCTTGAGCGCGTTGCCGATCTCCTTCATGAGCTTCTTTGATTCCACTAGCTCACCTGCGCCAGCAGCTTCCTTGTCTTCGTCTGTGAAGATGCTTTGAGAGTTCCGCTCAGCGTCAAAGCCGCGATGAACTGCCCCGAGAGCGAGGAAGTCAATATGAGGCTTGAACTCTCTGAAGGTCGGGTTCTTGAAGCTTTTGCCGTCTAGCACCTTGGAGCGGTCCTTGAGCACATAAGCATAGCGAGCGACTTGCTTGCCGTCCGGAGACTCTTCTCGCTCCATTAGGACTAGAAGATTAGGTTCATAGCCCGTCTCCTTTTCGCTCTTCATTCGAATGCCGCTCTTTCTTTGCTCCTTTTTCCCCTTTTCATTCTCAAACTCTTCATACTCGTCCCCTTGCCGTCCGCAGAGAATGACGTGAGCCTGAGAGTTGACGAAAGCGTCCGTGAATCGAGCCCACTTCTTCTTGATGACAGCCCAGTCCTGAAACTTTAGGAAGGAGCGCTTGAGCTTGGCTTGATAAGAATCGCAGAGCTCGGTCCAGAAGTGACTCACAGAGTCGACAATAAGTACCGAGCCACTTCGCTCAGCCTCTTTGATTGCCGCAACCAGATCCTCGAAGCTTCTCGACTTGTGTTGAAGGAACTGAATCCCCTCCCTGGTGAACATTGGCTTCTCAAAGTCTGAGCCTTGCTCACTGTCGAGAAAGAGAACTGGACGCTCTGCTTGAGGGAGTCCCTTCTCTCTCAGAAGCTTAACGAGCCCGAGAGCAACTCTTGAAGCTGTGTGAGTCTTCCCAGCACCAGCACGCCCAAAGAATCCCATCTTTAGAAAGGCCATTTCGTTTGTGTGTTCTTTGAATAAGCTCATTTCCGCCCCCTGATTTCCTTCACCAACCGCGCAATCTCAACCCAAGCACTTTCAAGCGTTGGGAAGTCCTTCTGTATTTGCGCGAACAACTTCTTATCTGCAATTTCACGCTCAGCGCGAGCGCGAGCCTCAGCTTCCTTCTGCTCTCTCTCTTGCTGCTCTTTTCTTTGCTGTGCCTCAAGCTCTTCTCGCTTACGCCTCTCTTCTTCCTGAGCTTTACGCTGCTCAGCGAGTTCACGCTCAGCGCGAGCACGTTCTTCCCGCTCTTTTGCAAGTAGCTCTTCACGAAGCTTTCGATTTTCTTCTTCCTGAGCCCGAGCTTTCGCCTCCTGCTCTTTTCTTTCAGCTTCAAGCGCAGCGAGTCTTTCACGCTCAATGCGCCGTTCTTCCTCTTGCTTTTCGAAGCGAGACTTTTCAGCAGCGAGAAGCTCCGAGAACTTCTCATCAGGCATCGTTTCAAGCGCTGCAAACGGAACACTCGCGCCGTACTTGGCAAGCTCTGCAGCACGGGCCTCAATGCGCTCCTTTTTCTTGCGCTCCTCTTCAGCCTTCCGCCGCTCAAGCTCTTTGAGAACAACGTCCTCCTGTGCTTGCAGGTGAGTTTCAATTTCAACGAGCTTGCTTTTAAGCTCATTCGCCCTGCTGTCGACCATGCGCCCAAACTTAAGAGACTCCTCTTTAAGTTCTTTCCTGCGCTTCTCAACCGCGACGCGCTTCGCCTTCACATCAATCCGCGCCTTTCTGCAAAGCTCAAAGCCTTCCTTGTCGTTGAAGTCTCTGACCTTAAGCCCCATGCAATCAGCCTGAAGCTTTGCGATCGCGCCTTCCGTAATGTCGTAAGTAATTAGCCCTTCCATATTTTCCATCGTCTCAAGCCCCCATAACCAAAGCAGTCACATGAAACACAAATGAAGCGCCTGCGAATCCTGCGAGAAACCATCTCGTTTTGACCCACAAAAGCTCTTGCTTTGTGAAGAATTGCTGCTTGCGCAGCTGGAACCAGTCTGTCGTTGTCATACATTCACCTTTGGTTTTAACCAGTCAGGACAAGCGACGTGTTGAATCACATCGTCGTAGCCCTGCCAGTTGTTTGTTTGTGTGCAGTATTGCCAGCGCTTCACGTAGTCGCTGACCTTCGGTTGCATTCCGACCAGAATCTTTTCATCGATCAGAAAGCATTGAGCGCCAAACGGAGCCTCTGTCTCAACCGCAATGATTAAGAACTGCGAAGCGTTTAGCCGATTGGCCCTCATCGCCTCGCAGTAGAACGCGCCCTGAAAAGGGTAGTTGTATTTCCACAGGTCCTTTTCAAAAGCTCTGCTTGCATCCTTGGTTGTCTTGATGTCGACCACCACATTGTACTTCTCAATGAAGCAGTCGAGCCGAGCTTTGAGCTTCACGCCTTCATGCTCAAAAACTGCTGTCAGTTCTTTCGGCCCCTCAAGATACCGCATCGCACTTGTGCAACCGCGCACTGACTCAACCGACTTCATGACCCGCGACATTTGATAGGAGTTCAGAAGCTTGCCGTCGTAGTAGCTCACCAGCTCATCGCGTGTAGCTCTGTCAGCTTTCGTTCTGAGGTTCAGACCATCAGGCAACGTGCCCCACTGAGAAGCGAACACATCAGGCTCAAGCAGTGCTGCGTGAACTGCGCTACCAATGAGTTGTGATTCAGTTTGCGACTCGCTGCGGTCCAGATAATGCCGAACATGCGCCGGTGACTTTGCAAAGTGTTTGAGCGTAGATTGGGAAGGCATCTCCCAAGCTCGGTACACTGCCTCAGGAATGCCCTCGAATACTCCGCACGCCTGACTCATAGCGCACCGATGAAGCCAAGAACTGCCCAAGACGCCACGGCCCAGAATGCTGCGAGTATCAGTCCCAGTCCGAACCAGCTAAGAAGTATTCCAAAGTTGATTGCGCCCGATTCCGCAGCCAGTTTCTTCAGACATTCTTTAAGGTCTGAAATCTGAATGAACTGCCGCCGCCCAAGAACTAGGACGGGAAGACGCTTTTGGATGATTAGGGAGCGAACGACACTTCTGCCGACGCATATCCCCATTGATTTTAAGGTTTTTACAGCCTCTTCAACTGTAAGATATTGTTTTTCCATGCTTTCCCCTCTGTTTTATAGAGGAGAAAGAAAAGCGATGAACTAGCCCTGAGAGTACGAAGCAGCACCGAACAGCATCTAACTGAACGAAACTGGATTCAAACTTGCAATAACGCACCTCAATTACTATATTCAACAACATAAGGCGCTCAGCTTTATGTTATTTTTGCCGGTCATAAGTTAGCGCTTATGGCCGGTGCTTTTCTTCTCCTAGTTAGTCTGCACAACCTTGATAAATCCAATAAAAAAACCAGTTTTTAAGAGTGACATGACGCCGCTCATAGAACTGACAGTGAGAGATTTACGACGAGTTTAAGAATCCGTCAATCAGAAATCTTTCCTTGAGGAAAGAAAACGCGTAAGCGATTGAAATGAGAAAAGTAAAAAAATTTGCAGACAGCCCGTTCGTCAGAGCTATGCTCGAGACCGAGGATGTCTTGAAGGCTAAGAAGAACCCTGAGTCTAAGCCAGCGAACATGGCCGACATCTGGAGACGCACGGGGTTCCCAATGCCCACGTTGACGCACTGGAACAACGGGAAACAGCCATCGTTAAAAGCTTTCGCCTTAGCTGCATCCATATACAATTGGAGCGCTTCTCGCATTGCACAAGTCCTATCCGATGAGGCCGCCCGTCACTTCGACGAGTAGCCGCCAATTCTAGCCATCAGCTCAAAAGTTTGCTGATAGCCCTTTATTAAAGAGCTCCAAAGCACCTTGCCGTATACACGCGCAGTAATGCCTGGCACCGCGTGACCGCCCATTGCAGCCACCACTTGAGGGTTTACTTCCGACTCGTAAGCGTAGGTCAGGAATGTCCGCTTCAGATCGTGTATCGTGAAGTTCTCCACCTGCGCCAGTTCACAAAGCGAAGCGAACCCCCGCTTGATGTCCGTCATGGGTTTCCCCTTATTGCCTATCCTAGCGAAGACCCACTCAGAGCCCTCTGCTTGCCTCCTAACGAGCATTTCCTGCACGGGGTCCACACAGTAGACCTCGTGAGTTTTGCCGCTCTTAGTGCGTGTTACGGTCAATTTCCGAGCCTTCCTGTCCCACTCATCAAAGCGCAGCCCCAGTCCTGAGCCTTTCCTGAGGCCCGAGAAGAGCAAAAGCATCGTTAGGTCCTGCGCATGTCTGAGCCTCCCATCATGCGCCTGCAGCGCCAAAAAGAAGCGTTTCAGCTCCTGAGGTGAGAGAAAGCGCTCTCTTGGAGTTTCCCTAAAGCGCCTCACCGTGCTCGCAGCGTTCACCGTCACAAGCCCAAGCTTCATGCTGTACCCCAGAAGCGTGCTAAGCACCGCCAGAGTGCGGTTTGCCCCCGTCTGCCCTCCAGTCCTCGCCCTCTTCCTATCCTTGCCCAGAGCCTCCTTCACCTCCCTGTGGAGCTGAGAGCAGAGCTCAGGAGTGAAAGCAGCGACCGGCATCCTGTGGTAGTCCCGCATTGCTTCGAAATAGTTCCGATAATACTTCACCGTACTGCTTGCCCTTCGAGGCCCGATTTCATCCTTAATGTACTTTGCGAAAACATCAGCCAACGTCTTCTGAGGCTTCTCCTTAAGCCCAAAGAGCCCCATGTACATATCCGACATAAGCTTCGCCGCTATGCGCCGCGCCTGCTCAAGTGTCACCTCATCGCAACCCGCAATCCTCTTCTTTATCCTCTCCCCCGTTTCAGGGTGCGTGGCCCGAAAGTAGAAGGTCCCCTTGCCATCCCTTAGCCTGATGTGGAGCCCCTTCTGTTCGGTATCCTTTACCGAGCGGTCCTCGGCTCCAGCTTCAGCTATTAGTTTTCGCAATTTCGACTGATTCATTTCCGCTTTACCTGAGATTTTCGGGGCCCCATTCGGGACCAATCTCAACGCACGTCACCGTATCTAGCAGCATCTCAAAAGACAATAGCGAACCCAATTGAACGTAACTGAACCCAACTGAAACGAGGCTTTTTGCCCCAAAAAAACGAGTATTCTAGAGAATTTGCTGTAAAAGTGCTGAGATTTTAACACGTTAAAATTAAGTACCCCCGGCGCGATTCGAACGCGCGACCTCAGGTTTAGGAAACCTAAGAAAGCTCCGATGTCTTAATTAGTTAGGAGAGCAGGGACCAATAGGGGTTTCGCTCGAAACGACTTTAGGAGGTCCATGAGCCAAACTTTCGCAGCCCTCAGACAGATAGGTGACGACCCTCAGACCAGAGCAAAGCTTCTAGGTTGGGGCTCATACAAGAACGATTTGAAGTTGATTTGTGACCTGACGACGGTCATCTTTTGCCACGAGGATGAATCGGAAAGGATGCGCTTTGTTGGTGAGCTTATGAGCAAGGGACGAGCTGAGCTCGGAGTTTGTGTCTATACAATTGAACCCGAGCTGCAGTAAGGAGCCTACCGGTCCCACATCGGAACATCCTTCTTGTCGACCGCCTTCACAGCTTTGTGAGTAGCGCCGACGCCGAAGAGTGAAATGCCGAATATTGCAAGGATTTGAGAGATGCCCTCAAGAGCCTGCTGACCGTACAGCATGATCATGTTGACTTGCTCCGCATCAGGCTGCACCGGTAGGTACTGCCCCACAAGCCCGAGCAACATCGAGATGCCCATTGCTACAAGACCGCCCTGAGTCTTCCCCCCGTTCTTAGGCAGTAAGCTCAGTGCCCTATTCAGTAAGTTAATGAATGAACCCATATCAACACTCCTCTCTCGTTATCTGGTGAAACCTAAAAAGGCTCCGGTAATTAACACTAGGCTTTCGAGAACGGGGAGGAGGAGCGACGGACGAGTCGCCACTGAGTCCCTGCCACTCTGGACACCACAAGCCGAAATATCGAGTTTTACTTCGACAGTTTCGACGGATCGACTCTCGCAGTTGTTCCTCGGATATTTCATCACCAGCCCATCTGTTGCACACGTAACTTGCAGCAACTCCGTCGAGAGTAATAATCTCTCTTCCCGAATCTCTTGCCGGGAAGAACAGCTTGCGAGTAGTAACATGACGCTCACGCAACCCAGCACGAGAGCGGCCTTGAAACCCCGCATTGATTGAAGGATTCGTGACCACGTATTCACTACTCCACCCCGCAAAAGCTGCAAGCTCAACAAGCTTGTTCGTCATTTTGCGCGACCACTGGCTCTCAAGACCCAGCGCAAGCAAGCAACGGCTCTCGCCCTCAAGATTGCCATCACAGAATGAACGTATGCTGCGGAAGAGCCTAACCCACTGGGAGCCGGTGCGAGTCTCTCCGCTTAGAGTCCTGCGCTCGAGCTCCCCAACTGAAACCGTCGGCAAAAACTCACCCTTAAAGCAGTTTCCCTTCTTCCTGCAGTTCTCATTCGTTGCGTAGATTTGCAGCGTCGTAGGCTTACCAAGAGCAATCACTCTCTTCCAGCAACGCCGCGACCTGCCAAAGCTTGCCCAGAGAGCGCCGAGGTAGACTTCATTTTGTCTTCGGTAGTAGCGAAGAAGCGGACGGCAATTGAAACGAGGAGAAGCGCTCGCAAGTGCTGAGACGCCGACTGTGGTCTGCGAATCAGAAAAAGCCTTCTCCACCCAAACAAGCGTAGAGAAGGCCAAGAGACCAACTAGGAAATAGGTTCTCACACAGCAAGTGTGGTGCAGTCTGAGAGCTTAATCCCTACCCCTACGGTCCTCGATTAAGTTATCAACCAATTTGTCGAGCTTTGAATTCATCAGACCGAGCTTGTTATCAACGCTCGCAATCTTGTGCTCAAGAGTTGAGATGCGGATATCTCTCTCGCGTCCCCTGTCAACCTCGCGCTCCATAGTCCCGATCCACCGCGTCGCGGCAAAAGTAAAGAACGCAAAGAGCGCAGAACACACGACCACCACAATCGCAAAGCTGTTGACCTTTTCAGCTGCCGTCACTGTCGTCCTCCAAAAAGAGCCTCATCTCAGCTTCACGTCTGCGCACCAGACCGTTGAGCTTTTTCTTGTTTGAGTATACCCAACGCAAGAACTGCACCGAAGCCCCCGAGTAGTCGCGATCGTTGAGCATCTTAAGCAGAGTTGAACTTCTAAACTGCGTCTCGCCCAAGTTGTATACAAAGCTCACAAGTGCGGAGAACTGATTTGATGTTAGTGGTACTCTGACGAGCTTGCGAACTGAGTCTTCGCTGAACTCCAAGTCTTCAAGTAACAGCTCTTCAGCTCTCTCTTTTGTGATCACTAAATCTGGAGTGACGGTTCTGGTGTGACCGTAGCCGATAGTCCAAATGTTGCCGGGGCACTTGTACGCCTTGAGAGATAGCCCCTCGAACTCTTTAATCAGAGCAATGCCCTTATCGTTGATGTGTTGTTCCTTACCCAAGAACTGTTTTGCGTACATAATTACCCACTCCAAAAAGAGCACTATTCGATGCCCATAGTCATAACCCCGACGCCTCGACTAGCTGGAACGACCGCAACCGCCCCGATGTCACCACCGTCTGACGCCGCGCCCTGCAGCGCTGCGTTCTGAGGAGTAAAGCCTTCATGTATGTAATCAATGAATTGCTGCGGAATGTAGTTTCCAGCGAACCACCTCGAGAGCGCATTTGTGACATTGCCGTCACCGCCATTGGCTACATCGAAAGAACGAAAGTCACGAGTCGGGTCTTTGAATTGCGGATTCTCTGTAATTGAATTTTGATTAGGGGTTCCCGTGAACTCGAGATTGTTTGAAAACCCTGCGATGTTGTGAGCGCAGTTGTAGTCAAAATCTGACGCCGCGATTAGGTCAGTAACAGAATCATTCACCCCAGAATCAAACATGAGATAGCCGCGCCCCGCAGTGTCCCAAGCAATACAGTCAACGCACTCGCCAACCATCCCCGGATGCCCTGCATACGTCTCGCCAACCGCGATGCCACCATTGCTGCCTGTGTGGATAGTCGACTTCCTAAAGTTCGCCGTGACATTCGCGTTTCCGAGTAAGCTTGCAAGCGTTGCCGATGTATTGCCCGCGCCGTTTGGGAGAACAATGACCCTCTCAAAATTGATAGTAGTAGGAACCGAAGGGACAGAAACAATGTGGCCGTCTCCATCTGTGTCGTTGCCCAGAAACTCTATAATCAAGCCGCTGATTGTATAAGTTGTAATATCGGCATAATTGCCGATCTCCCAAAAATGCGCGTTGGTCTTGTCGACGTCCGTATAGATGACAACGTTGTCCTCACTGAGCGAAGCGCAGATCAGCGGGTCTCCATTGTCGGGAAGAAAAATCATGTTGTTCTTGAACTGAGCTAGGCCATCTTCGCCGTCTGGTGAGCTCGTTTGGAATCCGTTCAACGTGCAATTTCTGACACTGAAATCTCTAGGATTGTTAAAGTTCACCCGAGTTTCCGCAATCACGCCGTCAAAGAGCCGGATACCTCCCTCTGACATTGGCCAAACTGCCTCTGAGTGAAAAGCTCTGTCCCCCAGGCAATTTGTAAACTTAGAGTTTTGGACTGTTGAACGAGCATGAGGCCCGTATCCTGAAAAGCTAAAGCGACCACAGTTGTCAAACGTACAATTTACAAAACGAATCAAGCTTGAGTTACCGACCGAGCCGTCGGAATTCAGAGAACTTGTGTGTGCGACTCCGGAGCCATTATCGAACTCAGAGACATTCAACCACTCGCAATCCATGAGCCCGTGATAGGTAGATGTGCCCGAGAAATAAGCGCGTGTTCCACCCGTCGCAGTCCTTAAAAAACAAGGCTTCTCCTCGGTTCCTCTTACTCTGAATGAGGGTATTGAGCCGGGATACTGAGACGGTGTACCGAATGTAAACCCACCGTTCCCGAACTCCATGCCGCCGCCTTCAAGCCAATCGATTTGAAGACGATTGCTGTTTTGCTGGACAATATTGCCGTTCATCGTGATGACGACATCAACGCCTTTAATGAACACACCACCAGCATTGATTACCAGACCGGCAAGAGTCGTGTTGTTTCTAAACGTAACTGAATGCGCCAAGATAATATCATCACTAGCGCCGGGAGCGACGCCGCCCACCCAAGTGCTGCCTACATCTGCGAAGCCTGCTTGTGCTGAAGTTATCGTTGCCATTGTGCCCGGTTCCTGTGACTCAGTTGGTTCAAGTGGTTCACCTTCGTCAATCCCTATCCCGCTTGGCATATAAGTTCTTCAGCCACTTCTCGCCCAACATCAAAACTAAAACTTAGCCACTCAGTCGGGGCTCCTCTCTCTTTGACAAAAACAGTTAAGGTGTCGCCATCAATTTGAAACTCAGTAGCAGAGCGAACAAACTCCCGAGCAAGATCAACCTCGCTCACCTCAACAATCTGCAACTCAGCTTTCACTTAATCCCTCTCGTCGTAAACTAAAAAGCCATCAGCTGCAGCGCCGACGGTGATCCGAAGAGCTTCGCCGATTGCTGTTTCGAGATAAGCAATGCCACTCATCGGAACGACCACGCCCTTCAGTGTCATGACACCAGTAAGCGCATTTGCAGCGCTCAAGAACTGAGCAGTGCTCTCACTCGCAAGCGTCAAAACAACGGCATGAACCGTGATTCGCTTGCCCGATACCGCAGCAACTAAATCCGACGTTCCTGCCGAAGCAATATCAATCGCAACTCTTTTCACTTTGTACCCCTTAAGTTTTGAACTTGTTCTTTTAGTAGTTTGATTTCTGAGTGCATTTCCTGCACCAACGCGAGAAGCCCGACCGCGACGCGCTCATATTGAACACCCTTAAGTACGCCGTTCTCGTCGTATTCCGCGAGTAAGGGACAAGACTCTGCAACCTCTTCAGCGATAAGACCAAGAAGCGTTCTGTCGTCATCACCCTTGCAAGCTGATTTGAATGTCGAAGGTTTAAGACTCAGGAGTTTTCTTGATTCGCTTTGCTCAAGAGGTTTGATGTCTTTCTTGGCTGCTCTTAAAGATGTCGAAGCAAGCAGCTCGCCGCTTGCAAGATTCACGCGGACATTGGCCGCTGAAGCTGTTGTGTTTGAAGGAAGCCAGGTCATGACAATGACCCCAGCCGGGGAAGTCGTCATGGTGAGGTTGGTCCCGCTGGAAATGACTGGAGTGTCTAAACCAGCGCCAGCGTTTACCTGCGAAGAGAAAGTTTTTGTGCCTGCGATTGTTTGATTGCCACTCGTCCGCACAACCGTCGAATCAACCGCCAAGCTCCGGTTCGCAGTCAAGTTTCCGCCACCACTAAGCCCATCACCTGCAGTGATTGTTCTGTCAGCTCTTACGGCGTGACCTGTCGAAGTCCCTGCAGTGCTGAGAGTAAGAGCGGATGAAATTGTCTTTGCTCCCGCGATCGTCTGCGTCCCAGTAGTCCTTACAACTGTAGAATCAACCGCAAGCGAACGATTCGCCGAAAGGTCCCCGCCACCACTTAAGCCATCCCCCGCCGTGATCGTCCTTGCTTGAGGAACGAAAGCAGTAGAAGAAAGCCCTGCCTTGCCCGTTAAAGTTCTGAAGTGCGTACCATTATGCACCACCGCCACAACTCCAGAGATGTCGCCACTCTCAAGCGCCGAGCCATCCCAGCGAAGAACGCTGACAGGCCCCAGTGAGTTTACATCAAGTGTCATCGCTGCAGTATTTGCCGAAGCAACTGAGAACAGAACGACAAGCCCTGCATAGTAAGCATCAGGAGCTTCAGGCAAGCTCACAGTCCGAGCGTTTGCGCTACCTCCTGCAGAACCTCCCCAGATTTGAGTGAACACGCTTTCAAAATGTCCATCCTCGAGAAGCGTTGCAATCGCGTCAAAGCTTGAACCATTCCAGCTGCGAAGAGAGTTTGTCGAGCGGTCAAGGTCAAGCATCCCCGTAAACTTGCTGCTTGCCGTATCAGTGTCGAGCGCCGCTACCGCATCGATGTTGTCTCTCAGCTGCTCAAGAACGCCGGTCACCGCGTCAGAGTTTACTGGTTTTCCAAAGTCTGCCGTCACGTCGAGCCCTTAGCTTGCCAAGCAACATTTCCGTCGAGACGGTTCCCGGTTGCGAGGTCAAAAAGTAATATCTTGAATGATACAGGGTTAGGGACATCGGTGAAGTCGACTACAGCCAGAGCCGAGGTTGTTCCTTGTGGCGTTGCCGTAATGCTCTGTACGTCTGAGAAGTCGCGCTCGAAGGTGACAGTCGTCCCCCCAGAATCTGCCGCAAGCACCGCAACCGTCCCGCCGTCAACGATTGTCTTGACGTTGATTCTGAGTGATATGTCCTCAAAACAAAGAACTCCAAGTTCGCCGTCTGAGAGCCCCATTTGAAGCGTCACTTCGATGTAGCGAGCTGAAGGGATAAAGGCCCCCTCAGCATCAGTGATCGTCGTGTAGCTCACCCCGTCGTCTGAATAGTCGACATCAAACCTGAACGCTCTGTCAGGCCCGAGGTTGCTCTTGGTGTAATCGAAATTCAGCACCACACTCTTCACGATTGTCCCGAGGTCAATCTCTTTGACAGCCGAGCCAGTAGCAGCGCCCGGTTCGATGAAGTAAGTGACAGCCGCAGCCTTGTCAGCGAACGAGCTCCAAGAGTTGCCGCTGAAATGCGTTGCGAAGGTCTGAGTCGTGTCGACCGGCCCAAAGAGACACTCGTCATCCTTAAAGGCATTGGTGAAGCTGTCCCAAGTCTCAAAGGTCTCATTCGTTATGACTTCGAAGCCAGCAGGGAGAGTCAGCTCAAGTTCAACTGATGATTCAGGCCCAAGGTTCCCCGCCGCATCCTTTGCCGCCACCCAGTACGTCTGAGTGCCAGATGAGATTTCAAAGAACGCTCCAAAGGTTCCGCCCACTGTTCCAAGCACCGAAGCGCTTGCATAGACTGCGCCCTTTCTTACCTCGTACTCGACAACGGGGAGAGGAGATGTCAGAGGTTCGTCCCAGAACAAGAGCACCTGTGTATCTATAGTGTCAGCCCTAAGATTCTGCACAGCACCCGGCCCCGCAATCTCAACCGAGACAGCTCGAGCGTTCACCGAATAGTTACCCGATGAATCAATCGCCTTGATCATCACGTTGTAAGTGCCAGCAGTTTGAAAGTTCCAGAAGTATTCGTTCGCCGAAAGACGAGCAATAAGAGTCGAACTGTCCCAACTCGCGCCGCGCCTCAGTTCATACTCCCAGCGGTCGAGGTCTGGAATCTCTGTCCAGTTGAAGCGAATACCTGATTCGTCAACAACAAAGCTTAGAGATGAAACATCAGAGGGAGGCTCCGTTTTGCCGACAACAACTTGAGCGACTGGCCCAATCCAAGCGCCTTTTACTCCGAGTGCATTAACAGAGCGAATTCGGACTTGATAAATTATGCCGTCTTCGACATCAAACAAATAGTGATTAGTTGATTCACCTTCAAGTAGCCCCTCGTTTTGCCAAGTCGCTGCACCTTGTCGACGGAACTGCAGCTCAATGCTGCCCCCATCAAGAACAAACGAGTCATCTGGAGGGTCCCACTGCACAAAGATGCGACTCATCACTGTGCCGTCTGCCTTGAGATACAGGTGAGCAGTCCCACTCTCGAGCGTGAGGTTTGAAGGAGGTCCGACAACGGTCGGGTCAGGGAGGTCTAAATTCGGAGGAGTCGCAAGCGTGTTCTCTTCGCTGTCGGGGTCCCAGAAGAACACCGCTTCATTCGTCTCAAGCAATACGACATCAAAAATGATTTCACCCTCACGCTCAATGCGCATCTCAATGTCATCGACTTCGAAAGCGACTTGGTTGAGGTTGAGAAAAGGAACTGTGAGCAATACCACATCGCCAATCTCAAGCTCGTAACCCTTAAACCCTAGCGCCACTGCGAGCTGCCTTTGATACCGCGCAGCCTTAAGCCCAAGAGCCGCAAGTCTTTGAGCGTGAGCGGATGAAATGACAGTCGGGAAATCAACCTCAGCCCAGAGCACTCGCCCGCCGTCCTCTGCGATATGAGTCGCGCTCGAAAGCGAAGGAAAGTCGATTACTTTAAAACCCTCAGCCTTTGAAACGAACTTGCCGCGCACCGAGTTGAAAATGTCAGCGCTATCAGTGAACTCAGAATAAGAAAGCTCGCTTCTGAAATCACTCGGAGTAAGTTCAACTACTGGCTCTCGCCAAGCCCCGACAACAATCTTGAGCTTCCCTTGAGACCAAAAAAGCCGCCCCATGCAAGCGCCTAGCATCTCTTCCAACACGTCAATGCGAGGAGCTTCGCTGTCGACGTGAATGCCCAGCTGATAGCGCGGTTCAGTGCCACCACCTTTAAGATTTACCGACTCATCACAGATGTTTGCTGCAAGAATCCAACTCTCTTCATCGAGTGCCGTACTTGAAAGCACCGTTCCAAGCCCGTGCTTTGTATCGAGTAGAAAATCCCGAATGCAAAGCGCAGCGTTTGCGCTGTATGCGGTCGTCCCCGTTCTCGGATCGAAGACGCGCTTGCCCTTTATCTCAAACGAGATTGTCGGGCCACCGCCATCACCAAATACAGCTGCGTTCCACACAAGCTGAACATAAGCGTGAGCAGTACCGCGCATTCTGTGCTCAGCAGTCCAGAAAGTAGGTATTTGACCGAAGGCATCAGGCTGCACGGTTTGCGAGTCTGTGCCGACGTTGCCACCAACAAATACGCGATTCAGATAGTTGATTTCAGTACCATCAGGCTTAATTCCTGCACCTGCCCAGCGCTGAATGGTGCGAGGCTCCGGTGTTGAGATCCAAGCGATGCGATTATCATTCACATAGACCTGCTCAATGCTTTCAATTTCGTGACCTGCAAGTGCTACAATGTAGTGGAGCCGCAGGTTGTTGTTCGTGACGTGAGCGAAGACTATGACGCCCCCAACTCTCGCCTCCCCGTAAACGATGCTTTGAGGAGCGTCAGTTTCACTAAGTGAAATCTCACGTCCTCGAGGGAGCAGTGAGCGCTCTTTCTTTTTCTTAAGCCGATTCCTAGCGCGTTTTCTAAACTGCAAGGTGTCGGGTAATCCACGCGAGGAAAGAAAGGAGAGCACCTCATCGCGAGTCACTCGCAAGCGCGAATCAACGCGAGGCTTTTTGCCGATTACTGGAGTCTCTCTCGTCATCGATTCTTCCGCCTTCTCCCGCGCTCAGTTCTTCTGTTGCGTCTCTCGCGCACTTTCGTTCTGTTCTTGCCCTGCTGATTCTTCTTCAAAGTATTGTCAGGCTTGCCCCAATACCCTGACCACTCCTCAAGCTGAGGCATGTACTCGAATGCAATGTCGTCGGGAAATTCCGATTGATGAAAACCGTTACTCCAAACCCGAGTTGTGAACTCGCCAAGAGTTTCAGCGAGCGGAGAGAATGTCAGTGAAAGAGTGCTGCCTAAGCCGCCACTAATTTCAGCGCTATCGAGCTCACCTTGGAAGAGTGTGTCGTAGCCAATCAGCTGATTCTCTGAGTTATAGAGCGCAAGATACACCGTGCCTGTTGCGAATCTGCTCGTCGTTTGAATCAACGCGCGAAGTGCCGTCACCTCTCCAGCAAGAGCAATTTCAAGATTGCCCGAATCGTCGAAGGTCATTGAGCTGAGCTGTCCTATGCCTTGGAAGAAGCCGTTGCCTAAGTAAGTGCGCCCCAAAAAGTTGCGAAGCCCTTGACCGCTCCAGTATTGAAGAGTTGTCGCAAGGTCTAGTTTGACGAATATTCGAGGATAAACGGTTTGCTGCGTGAGTGCATTGAAGAATGGAGCATGAGGTGAAGCATGTTCCGAGACTGCTCCGGTGGGAGGTTTGAATTCTAGCGCCGAGATTGAGCGCAGACTCGCCTTGTAAATATTAATGCCATCGCTACCGGTGCCGATATAGCTGACCCCCGCACCGTTGTTGATATATATGAACAAAGCAGAGTTTGTGTCAGCGCTATTCATTACCGCAGAGAATGAAAATCTGAACCATCCAGCGCCCTGATCCACGACTTCAATATTTGAAGCGCCAGATGGGAATTCGACAGCACCAGAGGTTAAGTCAACTGTTATTAAGCCCCTAGCAGTTTCAACTTGGTTGGTGATTGCAATTCTCGCTTTAGAAAATTCAGCCGCTTGAAGAGAAATACTGCATCTAATTGAACCAAGAGTTTTGATTTCGGGGAGTTGATAAACTCGGTGTGTCCCGTTGTCAGTGCTATCTACTAGGTGAGATGCGTTGTTTTTACCATCAGGATCGGGGAGTCCGGTCGCCGCTATGGCGCTTCTACCCTTAACCCAAGCTGAGTTTGTAAAATCATTCGAATGTCTAAGAACATTCTCCCTCGAATCCGCCCTAGTAATTATGGGCCTATTTGCCGCCGTGCCCTGCGTTGCGTGATTAGCATTCCCACTCTGATCATTAAGCTGAGAAACTTTAGAAGCTGTGAGCGTATACGAGTCTCCGCTCCAGTAGCCTTGAAGCCCTGAATAAGTAGTGATCGCTTTATGATAATCACTGCCGAGCGGAGCGCCTGCAATGCCGTGCTTGTTCATTAGCGTTGAAGAGATTTGAGAAACTTCATCAGCCGTTAATTGTCTGTTGAAATATGCAATGTCTGAGTACACGCCATTAACGCGGTTTGCCGTCCCTCCACTTCTCCCCGCTATTGTGAGCACGTCGCCTGCGCCGGGCAATGTGTAAGTGCCGCCAGTTAGATCAGCCGATGATTCTTCTACCCCCTGCCTAAAAAATTTAATAGCCGCTGGGACAGCCCCCCCCGTGTACGTGAAAGCAAGAACAGAAAGGACATTGGAAAAGGTGGCCCCGTCGTATTGCTTCCCGATAAAATTGGACACCCCGTTGTACACTCGCACAATACAGCGGCCTGCGGTTGAAGAGAGGATGAAATCCAGCCGCCGCCCAGCGCCTGCCCCATCAGCCGCTAGAATATAATAACCGTCTGCAACGGGGCTTCTGATGACAAGAACTGCGCTAAATCCACCCGTCGGATCAACTGCGATCGGAGTGGTCAAAATATCATTGACCCCATCAAACACTATGCCGCGAACACCAAGCTGCTTCATCAGAGCGCCTCAATCCCTGCGAACGAAAGATTCATGAGCCTTGTCTCGCTCTCGTTCCATCCGACTGAGCCGCTCTCGAGTCTGAAGAGCCCCTTCGGTGATGAAGTGACAATGCTTGCGCCGCTTGCGTGACCCCGCGATGAAGGCCAAACGTCAATCTCAGCAACGCCGGAGCCGTCGGAGGTAACATCAGCAAGCACCTTGTAAAGTGAATTCCCAACCTGAAACAGGTCACCGCGCTGAAGAACAACTTGTGAAACGCCCCAGCCTGAAGTGCTGAGCACTCTGTCGCCTGCAATGCTCGTGACATCAATGACCGGGGTACCTACTGCAGTGCCGAGAGGAATCTTCTGCAACTCGCTCCCGCAACGGAACGTCCCTTCTGGTCCCCTCAGAGCACTGAGGAACGCGCTCCACTGACCAAATTCACTGCGGTCCATATTCCGCAGAGACACCGCCACGCGCCACGTTTCACCGCCCCACGAGAACACTTGAGTTGCAAAGTTGAAGGGAGACGCACTCGCACTTATTGAGCTCACTTCCTGCCACTGCACCTGAGCAAAATCGTTGTTGGGAAAATCAATAGGAAAAGAAATCGTCATATCATAGACCTCACTTGCTCGATGATGTGCTCTCTCAATGAAGTGAGCGCGTCAACTATTCGCTGTTCCGTATCAATGCCATTGCCCGATGCGTCAATGTTGAATTGAATGCTTTGAGATGCCGTCATCCCGGAAGCGTCAACTCCAAGCTTGCCGCCACTCCTGCGAAGAGGAAGAACCGCTTCAGGTCCAGCTTCACCGATGAGCCCCTGCCGACCCATGCCGAAGAACCGCGTCGGCCCTGAGAATATTCCACCCGCTGCAAGCCTTTCTTCTGGAGGCCCCGCACTTGATGGAGTTGAAACACTGCTACCCTCACCCGGTAATGGAAGACCTGCGTCAATGACTGCCTGAGTGTTCGCATCAAGCTTCGAGGAAATGAAGAACTCAACTTTAATCTTTGCGCCATCAACTTCATTGATCGCCTCTTGATACTCCTTCACCTTCGCAAGCTGATCATCCCAGATGATGCCCGCGTCCTGCATCGCTGCGTCAGTAGCCGCGACAATTCGCGCAAGAGTTTCTTCTCCAGCGTTTGCAAGTTGTTCGAGAGTTGTGATGCCTTGCTGCTCGAGACCTTCCTGAATGCCTGCGAGGAACTCTTCGCTGAACTTCCCCGACTCCCTAAGCTTTTGAATCAGTTCATCAGTCGTTGTCAGCTCAGCTTCAAGACCTTCAATGCCGAGGTTCTGAAGTTGGTTGAGTGATATCTGGCCACGGCCCGCAGTGTTGTAGAAGTTCTGAGCCGCTTGCTGATACTGACCAACGCCCTCGATCCCTTTCTCGTAAGCTCTGGAAGCCTCATTGATTTGCGAGATAATACTGAGCCAAGACTGAGAGCCTTCTTTGCCGAGATTGAGAAGCACGTTTCGCACGTCTTCGAAGCTGATTCCAAGCGTACCGACAAGAGCTTTCAGCCCCTCAATGTCGCCGCCGAATTGATCAAGCAGCACCACCCCAATCTGCTGACCAATGTCCTCAGTGATGCCGAAAAGTTCCTTGATAGTTTCGCCGATACCGGTGAACGCGTTGACAGTGCCACCAAACTCATCAAACAAAGCGCTGCCGCTAAAGTTCCCCGCGTTGAATCTGCTGTCAGAGCCGAGATCGAACTTGTCGATCGTCTGAAGATTGCCCTGAGAGTCGAAGAATTTAAGACCGCCAATCTTTCCAATCAGCTCATCGAGCTTCTTGAAGACAGCAATTCGAGCAAGCGTTTCGGGATTTGTAGGTCCGCCACCGAATGCACTGCCGAGGAAGTCTCCTGCGAACTGACCAATTGTTGAGCCAATGGCTGCGCCCTCAGGCCCAAAGATCGAACCAATCGCCGTCCCGCCAATTGTCGCGAGCCCTGAGATGGTCGATTCTGTAGACTCCCCAAGCTGCCCAAGTGCTGCAGCTGCGTTGGTCGCTGCAATGATGAATCCCGTCGCGTCCAGAGCCGCCGAAAAATTGGTGCCTGCATCAAAAATGCTTGTCCCAAACGAGCCGTCCGGGAGTAACGGCCCCTGAACACCCGGCGCTCTTCCTGCTAGACCGCCACTGAAAACGCTTCCAAGTAGACCACCTCCACCACCAGAGCCGCCACCTGAACCAGTAAGGCCCCCAATGATGTCGCCTAAGCCACCGCCTCCAAAGATTGAATTGAATATGGAGCCGCCCAAGTCCTGCGGAGAGCCGATACCTTGCACGCTTCCAAAGAGCGATTGTGCAAACTCAGCAGCGAATCCGACCGCGATTTGCTTGAGCAAGTCCTTGAGGTCAAAACTCACCCCGGTGATCGCGTTCTCGAAAGTCTTGCGCCAGAAGTCGACGCCTTCCTGATAGACCTCACGCTGTTTCTTATCGAACTGCTCTGCGTAGTCGTCTACAATTTCCTTGCTCTGCTTCTGAGCAAGTGCAACGAGATCGCTCTCGCTGATAGCTGTGCCGAATCTTTCTCTTAAGTCGTCGAGGAACTTATCGGTGAAGAACTCACGTCCCTGAGCAAGTAGGTTCGTGAATGCGCCGGAGTCAACGCCCTCAATGGCGCTCTCAATTTGACCCCTTAGAGAGTCCTCAGCCTGTCCAGAATCGAAGGAACTCGCGAGCTTTGCGAACTCGTCGCGAAGTTTCTTAACTTCATCGATAGCGCCCTTAGAGCCTGATAGAGTGCCTTTTAAAAACTTGTCAACTTTAGTTTCTGTCTCTTCGGAGACTGTGCCAACTTCTTTGACTGCCTCAGTCTCTTCCTTCCGGTCATTGATCCGCTCTTTGATGAGTCTTCTACGCTCGAGCGAAGACTTTCTTTCAGCCGCAGCAGCTTCTGCAGCTGCCTTTGCAAGCCGTTGCTCCTCAACCTTGATGCGTGCAATCTGCTCGACAATCCCCTGATCGCCCAAGAAGTCAATCTTTGAATCGCTAAAAGGAGAGAGCGCCTTGAAGAGCTCAACCACAATGTCCCTTGCAGCTTGAGCGCCTTCTTTGAAAGTGTTGAAACCTTCGCTAAAGCTCTCCATCGCAGCGTTGAACTCTGCAGTGCGCTGAGTAATCCCCTCTTGAATAATTGTTCGAAGGTCGCCGATGCCACCGACAAGGCTTGTCACGTCTTCTAGTAGTGCGAGAAGTCCCGGCCCCAAAACTGCGCCGGCAACATTGGAAAGCTCTTGAAACTGCTCTTTGACTCCCTTGCTGTCTTCTGCTGCTTTGTTGATGGTTTCGGGAGACTTTTGAAGTGAGGCGACTAGCCCGTCTATTTCAAAGCGACCTTCTCGAATTGCCGCTGAGAAGTCGGCCCCAGCCCTAGAACCGAACCCCGCGATTGCAATCGCCAACGCTTCGCTCTCAGTCTTCGCCCCCTTGACCCTCTCAGCTAAAGCGCGGAAGCCCTCAGCTAGATCAATGTTATCTTTCGCAAGCTTCGGAGCCAACGCTCGAAACCCGGAGAACACCGCTTCCGTGTTGACCCCTTCCTTCTCAAACTTACCTAGTAGCGCAGCCGCTTCTTCAAGTGAGAAACCGAACTGTCTGAGCGGAGCACCGAACTGAACAATCTTGCGCCCGAGTTCATCAACCCCGATGCCCGTGCTTTGCGAAGCTTTAAACAGCAAGTCAAGCTTGCCCCCCGCTTCCTCAGCAGAAACTCCCCAGTCACCGAGCACTCGAGTCTGAGATTGCACGAGTGCGCCGACTTCAGTTTGCGTAATTCGAGAGAGGTTAAGAACCTGAGTTGAGAGGTCTTCGAGCGGTTTGCCGCTTAAGCCGAGCCGAGTGTTGAGGTCGCCGATTGCAGTGGCAACATCTCGAGCGGAGTTTGGAACCGAAGCGAGGGTCTTTGTAAAGCTCTTTTCTAAATCTTGAAGCGCTTTACCAGTTGCTCCAGTTGCAACCCGAATGCTTCTTGAAGCCGCATCAAAGTCGGCTGCTGCTTTGATTGAAAATGCCGTGATTGCAGCGCCTGCTGCTAGGACCGAACCAGTAAGAGCGACCTTCATCGCCTTAGCCGATGCGTCAGTATCTCTGCGAATCTGCTTCAAAGAGCGCGAATACTTCTGCGCCCCCGAGTCCCACTTCTTAAGCCCAAGAATCGCATCAACGCGGATGCCACCAATGCGAATCTCTTTGGTCATTTCTTCTTGCGCCTCTTGCTAGTCAGCGCAGCCATCGCACGGAATCCCTCTTTGAGCTTTCTCACCCTTTGCTTTTTGAGCTGAGGTTCAAGCTTCTTTTTCCAGTGAGGGAACTCATCGTAAGGATGCGCGTTCTTAACTCCCATAATCGAACGAATACGCGCATCAAGTAATCCCGCTCGGAAGTCTGCAAGCTCAACAGTCTCAAGGTAGCGCTCTCTGAGTGCGAAGTATTGAACCGGAGTCAGATCCCAATACACCTCGTCCGAGAGCTTAAGAATTGCGACTGCAAACGACCAATGATTAAGGTGATCGAATTCAGTCTGCTCCTTTAACTCTCCTTGGGTTTTTTTGAGCTGTCAGTCTCCGCATTGGGTTCAATACCGAGAAGCTTTAAGCACGCGCCGAAAGCAGGCATCACTTCGGTGTTCTTGATCTCTTCGCAAAACGCAAGAAACTTCTGTTCACCTTCAGCGTCAAACTTCCCGTCCTTGCCGATGCTGCCTCGGTACTTCTCATTGCACTGCAAGCAACACCAGATAAGCCCCAAAATGTTCTCGATGTCTTTGAATGGATTCGCGTCAGCGCCAAACCCCATGATGACGCTTGCACCAGTCAAGCGCTTATACATTACATCGGTTTTCATGGTGAATTTGATTGGGTATTCCTCCCCGCCAATTGTCACCACGCCACTTGGTAGCGCTTTGTCTTCGTTCATGTTTCTCCCCTAATTTAATTAACTAAATACAAAGCCTGCGTCTGGATCTGGTCGAAGCGAGATTGAAGCACGGTTGAAGTCTTCAGGATTCGCATTGAAGCTGAAGTCGACCCACGCTGAAAACGCAACTTGCTCAGCGCCGTCGTCAGTTAGAATCACGCGAAAATCAAGCAAGCTTGAATCTTCCGCAGCGTCTCTGAGCTGTGAGTGCTGAGTGTTTGTTGAGTCGTAAAGCACCTCGAAAGTAACGGCATTAAGCGTCACCCCGATGTTCTTCACGCGGTCAATCGTGTTGCTGTGAATAGCCTGCTCGATGAACTTCTGCGTGAAGCCCCCGAAATCAGGACCAGATGAGACGCCTGTGATTTCAGCGAACACTGGAGTGCTGGCTCCGTTGCTCACCTGAATCTCTGCGCCCCGTGCTGCGGTTTCAGACATTTTCAAGACTCCTTAAAATGCGAAGCGGTAAAGCACTTCGATATCGATGATCGCCGCATAACCAAGATCGACATCGATTGAGTCAATCTGCGAAATGATGCGTGAGTCCATTATTGAGGTAGCCGACACAGTCCCTCGATACCCCTGAAAGAGCTTGCGAATCTCATCAGCAATTTGCATTGCCTTGAGAGGTCCGTCTTCCTTGGTTGAGTAGCCCGTGCACTGAAAGACAGCTTGAACAGCAGAGAGCGGTTCGCTGTGAACAGGGTCAAGCGCAGGTGTGGCGACGCGTGAAACGGTGACAGCCGGGAGCGTTGCGCCTTGCAACAAAAACCCCCAGTAAATGCGCTGAGAGACAATCGCCGTGAGCCCCGCTGCTCCCTTAAGTCTTGAAATAATCGCTTGCTCAATCAAAGCCGCCATCCTTTTTGAGTTGCTTTGCAATCTCTTCCATCAGCACACGTCTGAAATCATCAGCGAGCTCTGCCTGATTTTCATATATGGCTGGACGCAGGAACGGTTTCCCCTCGACCTTTTCGCCCTTCTTTTTGTTGGGTTTTGGACCTGTGTGGATGAATCCAAACTCAACCAAGTGCGCATGAGGAGCGTTGCTCTTTACGCTGCCGCTGATTTGCCCGCGCTTTGAGGACACTGAGACTGAGAAGCTTGACTTGAGGTTGCCGGTGTCCCCTAAGGGAGCCGCTCCCCTTGCCTTATCGAGAACCGTCCTGAGGAACTTCCTTAAGCCCCTGCGCTCAATGTTCGAGCGAGCCTTGGAGGAGAACCGAGAAAGGTCGCTTGCAAGCTTCTCAATCTCTTTGGAGTTTACTTCAAAATCAGCCTCACTCATTGCTTGGCACTCTCGCGAGAACCTCTAGCCCTGAATCGCGCCCTGCAATTTCCCTGATCGAAATGATGTCGAATGACTTGTTCTGATAGCGGATGCGGTCGGTCGTTTTAATGTCGGTTCGGAAGCGAATGAGAAACAAAGCTGAACCGCTCGCGTTCTCCCTGCCAAACTGCAGATTCTCAGCACCCGTCGCCTCGCGCACTTCAGCCCACACCGTCGCGTAAGTCGTGAATGTTGGAGTTGGATGCCCCACTGCGTCAGCCACGGTCGAGAGACTCTGCAGCTGAATCTCCCTGTCCATCTTGCCCGCTTTCATGGGAAATAGACCTTATAGGGAGCCATGAGCATCATCATTGCTTCGGAATACGGAGAGAGCTCTCTAGCTTCCCTGTCTTCATAGAACTGGGAGGTCAGGAGGAAAAGAATCGAGCGAATGTCTTTAGGAATGTCATCGGCATCGCCGAAGCCAGCAATGAAGTTTATCTCAACCGCTCGCATTCTCTCATGCACACTTGGGAAGTCCTTGTTCACCTGAGGAGCAAAGATTGCAAGCTTTGAGTCTCTGAGCTCATAGATGTCAGAAGATAGTGTCTGCTGAACATTGTTCAAGTCGTAATATTTGACACTCTCGATTGACTTGACGCGACTCTTTTTCAGTGAAATTGGATAGCCTGAGAAGTCGTCCAGGGTGAGCCTAAACTCTGCGTCAATAAGTTGGAGGTTTGTCGCGTCTTGAAAGACCCTCGTCGCTGCTTCGATATACGTCGCAATGAGAGTGTCCTCAGATGAAACCGTGACTCTTGCCGCAGCCTTGTAATCAGCAACACTGATCGGAGTAGTAGCAGCCGGAGTCACGACTTCAAGAGAGTAGCGCATTACTCAGCCGCTCCCTTCTTTGCTCTTGCGAGAACTGCCTTCTTGCCTTGCCCGTCAGGAGCAGCGTCAGCGGTTTCAACGATTGCCTCTTCTGCCTTAATCTCGACAACTTCAGCGGCGCCCTGAGCGATGAGGTCTTTGCCAAACTTGTCGTTGACTTCGATGATTGTGCCCGGTTGGGTGATGCCCATTGGATCCGCTAGCACTTTGAGAACTTTAATTTTCAATTGATTTCTCCCAGAAAAGCGACGGGAGCCCGAAGGCCCCCGTCTCAATTATTAGGCTGTCCCCTCTTCAGGAGTAACAACCGCAGCCTCAACCAACACGCCAGCTTCAGCGTTTTGGACTGGCTCTTTCCGCGCACCGTATCGGATTGCGTAGAGGTCACCTGTCGCCGTGTTCGCACCAGCGCGAATCACAACGGGTCTGAGGTAACGATGCTTTGGTTTAAGCACTTCAATCAGAACAATGTCGGCATTGGTTGCAGCAATTACTGCAGTGTCCGCCAAGTCATCCCAATCGGAGTTGTTATCGCTGCCCTGCACCTTAATGAAGTTGCCAGCGTTTGCGGTTGCGATTGTGCAATGAAACATCGCACCTTCGTAGCCGCTCATATCAACCGACGCTCCATCAACTGCAGTGCCAGCAGAACCAGCAGCAGCAGCAGAGAGGTCAATTTTCAGTAACTCTTGATTCAACATTTTATCCCTCTCTTATTAAGCTAGTTTGATACGAACGAAAGCCTCTTCAAGCACTGGCATCCCGTCTAGTTCAGACCGGAGGTAGTACCCGATCTGGTTCTTCTCTGCGTACTTTTCAAGCAACACTTGAAGCTCAAGCATCAGTGAGATTGCGACCCAGTAGTGACTGAAGTCAGCCATCACGCCAACGTAAAGCCCTGAAGTGAACGTGTTCGGGACATATTCACTTTCAAGTACTGGCATCCCTCGGAAGGTGTCAGGTTGACCCGCTACAACTGAAGGCTCCCACATCGGACGATCGTCACCATCTTTCTGCTTTGAAAGAATGGTGATCGCGTCTCTGTGCATCATCAGAGCAGCGTTTCTGCGGTATTGAAGCTTCAATGCTCCGCGCGCAGAGAGCAGCCCTTCAAATGTTGGAGCTGTGGTTGTGTTGCCAGCTGATACGTCACGAGCTGTGCTGATACCTGAAGCATTGGCGTTGAATATCCCCATTGGTTGATTCGCGCCTGTTCCAAGTAGCATTGCCTTTTCAGCAGTGATCGCCACCTTGTAAGCCAGTCGGTTCTGAACATAGTTCACACCCTGCTGACCTGCTTTTCGAACGAAAGTTCTGGAAGCAACAAGAGCTTTGACCAAGTTGGAAGGCTTCAGTTCTCGCTTACCAAAGCTCAGAGCTGAGTCTAATGCTGTGGTTGTCGGAACTTCTGAAGTCCAATCGCCATCACTCGGATCGTTATCAAGCGCAGGAGCGCCAAGACTTTGCGCGTCGGGTACTTGAAAAACAGTAGCCCGCTGCAGCAAGTATGTTGCGTCCTGAACCTTGTCAATGAATGGAGCTCGCTGCTCAACGGGGAGAAGAAATCCACCCTGTGAACCAGTCGAAGCTGACAAGTCTCGAAGTTCAACAACTGCATTCACATCACCAGCAATCATTCGCTGGAATGCGTCAGCAATTTGAGCCTCTCGCTTGTCCTGAGTTTTTTCATTCGTCGAGACAGCCTTTGAAAGAGCTTGATCAAGAGTAGAAGCACGAGATTCGTCCTCCTTCTCCATGCGCTCAAGAGCGTCAAGTTCGTCAATTTGCTTCTTTAGCGCCTGAGCTTTGCCGAAGAGAGAATCATACTTTGATTGCTCCTCGGTGCTCATGTCGCGCTTCTCGTCGATAGACTTTTGAAGAATCGAACGGCATTCAGTATTGATTGCCTTACGCTCTTCGATAAGAGTCGCTATAGTCATTTTACACCTCGTAAATCTTACACCGTGAACCCAGCTCGCACCGCGAACAGGAAAGCACTGCTTGTGAATAGCGTGAGAGGTAGAGACACCTTTGTCCCGACCCCTGCCGTGTAAGTTCAGAAGTTCAGAAGTTCATAACTCTAAGTGAGCTCTTCGAGTTCAAGCCTACGCATGAGAGCGCGAGCGAGGTTGAATTGTTTGCCGCCTTGCTGATCAGCTCTTTGAAGCAAGAGCTGCTTTGCTTGCTCTCTGATACCGATTGAGGTTTCTTGATAAGCCGGATAAGTAACTGGACCAACGTCGAAGAGTCGCCCAATGCGCGTGATGGTTCTGTGGGGAAGCTCATCGCTCTCGCCTTCTGGAAACTCCCAACGCTCCTCAGCAATAGTGAAAGCGAAGCTTTGCCCCTCAACATCGCCGCGCTTTATCAGCTCAACCACATCTCGCCCCGTAGTTGTCCCCAGGTTCGGAATCAGCTCGATGAAAAGCCCTCGCTCATTCTCAGAGAGCCTCAGTGTCTTATTTGACTGACGACCAAGAACAAGACTTGAATCGTGATTGAACAGCCCCACCGTCTCGCCGCGCTGAATAGACTCGCCGAACGCCGCACTCGCAATGCTCTCAGTGAATAGCCCCGCGATTGTGGTTCTGGTGTTGAATAGTGCTGAGTACCCCTCAAGCACTACATCCCCAGAATCCTCTTCCCTTGTGTGAAAGGAAGGCTCAAGCAGTCGTCGTTCCATCTCGTTTACTCCATAAAAACTGTTCAATTTCGTTTGCCACCGTGAGAGCGCTTTGCTTCTGGATTCCCTCTGCCCCGATAGTCTCTGCAAGTGTGCGCCAGTTGCTCGAGAGCGCTTCAATGCTCATGAGCTTGTCGGCTGTAGGAATCCCGAGACGCTCTGCGTAAGAAAAGACAGCCGGGGAGAAGAACCGTTTGAATTTCTCACTGGAGCGCTCGGGATAATCGTTTGGAGACTTTGACGCGAGATGCACGTCAGCCTTGAGAAGCGCCTCCACTTTGTCGCTAAAGAGTTCTCGGTAAACCTCGCGAATCTCTCTAAGCACCTCAGCATCAGAGCGCCGCGAGTTCTCTTCAGGTCCCTCTGAGACCTCGCCCATGTTGAGAGGCATCAGGAATTCGTCGAGCCCTACTTCAGGGTTTAAGTTCTCAACGCGCCGAATCTCATTTCGAGTTTTCCAACCGCCGGTGAGCGCTAAGTTGTGCGCCTCATAGCGCGTTTTCACATCAGTTGTGAGCAGTGAATCGAACAGGAACTCGAAGAACAGTTCGTCACTGTCAGGAAAGAAGAACATATTGAGCGCGTCAGAGATGCGCTTTGCCCAAGGTTCGATCGTGTCTGCAAAGTATTCAAGGCTCTGGTGCTCGATGTTGCTGAAGGTTGAGCGAGCGAGATGCTTGATTTTGTGCGGAGGAATGTTAAACCAACGCGCAATCTCTTCAATACTGAAGTTGCGAGACTCGAGGAACTGCGAGTCCTTTGGATTGATTGAGAGAGGAGACCACTGCAGGCCACCTTCAAGAATGAGCGGTTTCCATGCGTTATCTGAGCCCTGATAGCGATTCTTAAACTGAGTCTTAATCTCGTCGAAGGTCTCATCAGGGATTGTCCCCGGATGCGTTAGCACTCCAGAGGGAGCCGCCGCATTGTCAAAGAACATGCGCGAGAACTTATCTGACCCCATCGCAGCACTTAGTGAATCAGCTGCAAATGAAATGACGCTCTGACCCCGAAGCCCGTTAGACTGCAAGCCCTTAATGTGCAGCATCCTGTTGCTTGAAACTGTGGTAATCTCTTCAGCCCCGATCCCCACCTTGTATGAGAGCCGCCCGGTTCTGGAGTTCCTTGTCACGTCGCGCACGTAATCAGGATGAATCGGGGAGAGTGAGAGGCCCGGTCTCGAATCGGTAGAGTTCTCGATGTAAGCAAAGAAGTCCCCGCGCATCAGCAAGTGAACGAGCATCATCTCTTTGAGCTCAATCGGAGTCATGTGAGGGTTTGGTCTTCGGTGCATGAGGTTGTACTCGACGCGCTCCGATGCCCTTTCCTTGCCGCCGTTTCTAGTGCGCCGGTAAACAAGCAACGGCATCTTAGCCACCGACTGAGAAATCATGGTCACAGCGTTGAAGACAGCCGAGAGATTCTGAGCATTCTCAGCCGTTGCTTCATGCCCGTGTAGGTTGTAACCGAAGTAACTAGCTGCTTTGTGGTTTGATGGATGAAGACCCGCGAGCTTTGAGGCTCTGAATACACGGTTAAACAAGCGTTTCAGCACTCAAGCCACCCAAAAATCAAAGAGTTCTAACGCGCACCCTTGGTGCATCCTTTGCGAGAATTGCCCTTCCTAGCGCCATGGATAAAGCAACAGCCCCGTCAATTCGCCTCTTTGACAGGTCCTTCATGAGCTTTACGTTCCCTTCCCCATCATAACGAGCCACCGCGTTAGCGATATTCCACTGGAGAATCTCGTGACCACCGTGCCGGAGCCTCTGAGCGATGGTCAGATCGCGCATCGCTTGAGTCGAAAAGCTCATGCCCTTCATGGTTTGAGCAATCGAGACCATCGTCAAACCGTCTGCAGCGAGGTCTTGGGAAAGGTCGGCAACCGCCCAAGCATCGACACCAACCTGATCAATCTTGAAGCGTGAACGCAGTTCGAGAATGTCCTGCCGGATGATGTCCTTTCTCGTCTCTTTGCCCGGAGTGAGTTTAAGAAGTCCAAGCTCAACCCACTTAAAATAATCCGCTTCATCAGCTCTTGAGCGAGCGAGCAAGTCTTGCTCTTCAGGCATCCAGTAGCGCATGAGCACGTCATAGACTGGCTCTTCGCCTGCAACCTCGTGCTTGAACACGAGAGCGAACGCGCTCAGGTCTTCCGTTCGACCGTAGTCAAAGCCGCCCCAGCAACGCTGTCCCTCGAGCGCCTTCTCATCCACCTTCTCAGCGCAAGCTTCCCAAGCCATTTGGTCAATGAATGGATCAGAGGAGGTCATCCAGATGTTGCAGTGCTTGACGAGAAAGCCGGGTTTCTTTGAAGGTTGGTCGAGCGCTTGCTGCGCCTTGCTCATGAGGCCATCGAGCTTGATAATCTCACCGACCATCGGGTTCGCTTTGATTATCTCTTCTGGCTCATGCCAGCGCTCAGGGTCATCGACCGTGTAGAGGATCGGGAGGTAGGTCTCGTTTTCAATCTTGCCCTCGAGCAAGCGCTCACAGTAAGAGAGTTCGTCTTTGAGCGGAGAGCTCGGAGAAAACCCGGCAGTTGAGATTATCCAGATTTGCCAGTTCTCACGCGCTTCAACTCCAGTTTCAAGAACGCCCAGCATCGAGTTGTCCTTGTGTGCATGGTACTCGTCAATGATGGCACCATGAACGTTGAGCCCGTCTTCCGTGTCTGAGTCGCGACCGAGAACAGTAAAGATGCTCTCAAGCTCTTCGCAGTAGAGCTCGCGCTGCATACATTTCACCATGTCAGAAAGTACAGGAGAGCGTTTGATTTGCCGCTTTGCTTCACCCCAAACGATTCGAGCTTGCCGCTCTTTGGTTGCCGCAGCGTAAACTTCAGCGCCGGGCTCTGCGTCGCCGAATGCGAGGTAGTTGCCTATGCCTGAGCCGAGCGCACTTTTCCCGCACTTTCTTGGAAGGTAAATTAGAAATCTGTGAAAGCGCCTCGAGCCGTCCTTGTGCATCCAACCGAAAGCAGGAGCGATGATATCCCACTTCTGCCACGCCGAAAGCTTGAAGGGACGATTCGCGAACTGCTTCCCCTTGGTGTGTACAAGATTCTCTTCGAAGAACCATATTGCTTGATCGGCTGCTTCAGAGTCGAAGTGGTAAGGGAATGACGTGTCATCAAGCTCAGCGCGTTTTAAGTCTGCGATTTGCCGCGCTCTTGCAAGCTGAATCCACTTGCACTCTGTCACGGGACGGTACTCGCCCATGCCCCAGTTCTCAGGTACTCCGTCCCAATTAAAGTTAGTGAGCGTCACTTCGCTCTGAGAAGCCTAGCCTTTGCCTCTTCCTTTTGCGTGCCGGAAGCCTTGTTTGGAATCTTCATCGATAGCCGAGCGTAAGGAGTGCGCCCGAGTTCTTTCTCGAGTTTGTAGAGAAGCAGCTCAAGCTTCTCGAGCCGGTTCATCTCAGGCCGCCGACAGATAAACTCGCCGCGCACTGTGTCTTTGGTGAAGCTTACGCCGTTTTCTTTGATGAACTTTACGAGTTCCTCGTACTCAGCGAGAAAGCGCGAATAACGCGCAATGGTTATCAGGTCCGCATCGCCGAGAAGGTTTGCAGCTTTAAGGTTCCGACAAACGTCATCGAAGTAAACCCGAGCATCCTCGCTGATTTCAATCGGAGGTTCCGGATTCTCGTTGGTCAAAACTGAAGCGACGAGTTGCTTCGAAGTTTTTGTTTTAAATTGTTCGGAGTCAAGCTCCGGTTTTCTCCCTTGTCGCGCCATGAAAACAGGTTGACAGCGAGTTTATTATTTCCCCATACCCCTACAGAGACTCGGTTTTATTATCCTGTGCAAAAATTTGGCTAAGGGGTGCGGTCTAGGAGCGAGATCGTGAAGGATTTGACCCCCTACCCCCGTCAACAAAGATTCGCGCTGCGTTGCTCTGAGAGCCACGATAGGCCATCAGCGTCAGTGTTTACCGCGCATCCGCCAGCGTCAGGATGCTTAAGTGCAAGTTCAATCGCGTGAGTTAAACGCTTGCTAACCTTCACCCTCGGGTCACTGTCGAGAAGTCTCGCAAGCCACTGCGCTTGAGGCTTAACAACATGCGGACCACCGCGAAGAGGAACCTCGTCGCGCTCATCGTTGTAATAGAAATCAAACCCATCGATGATGATGCTTGCAACGGGAAGCAGTGAGACCCACATGACAGCATTGATTCCAGTGAACGGCCTGCACTTAAGCACGTTAGCGAATCCAGAGAACGGTTGGAGCTGCATGAACAGTGCAGAGCTTTGTTCAAAGCGTGCATTGTAGAAAGGAAATGCTTTACCGCTTTGGTATTCGTAAGTCTGCGCCCAAGCTTGGTACTCGCCCCAGTCAAAGAAGATGCGCGATGCTTTGCGTGTCGGATGATCGGAGGGTCTACCAGCTAGAAACGCGAGATCCCAAGTTGTAGCTTCGTCTCTGTGATGATTGTTCGCTGAGACTGTGACACCGGGGAAAGACCAGAGCGGTTCAGTCAGCACTTCACGATTACCTCCACCAATAACGCAACAGACTCTCCCATCATACAACCGCGCCTGCGTTACTAGCTCTTCACTTACCTTCAGCATGTCTCTCCCTCGCACTCTCTCTGTTGTGACAAGAAGCACACAGTGCTTCAAGGTTAGTCGGGTCTAGCTTTCTTTCCGGTGCATCAACCACTCGCTCAACGTGATGCACTACTGTCGCCGCACTTCTCTCGCATCTTTGACAAACAGGGTTCCTTGCGAACTTCCACTTCCTGAGCTGCCGCCATGCGTTTGAGTCGTAGAACTGATTCTTGACTTTGCGCTTGCGTCCGAATCCGTGCGTTGGTTCGTTGAGTGGTAGATGTTCTGCACAGTACCGCTCACCCCGAGCAATGACGTGTCCGCACCCCGGTTGTCCACAAGCCTTTCCGTACACTCCACCCATACAACCTCACTCACCTGCACTGTCTCAATCTGCCCAGTCTCTTTGCTCTTAACCCTAACCTGTTCGCCCATCTCTTCAAGTACGTCGACCGCGATGAACACTTCAGCTCTTGCAGTCTCTCGCACTAGGAAGTAGAGCTTAGACATTGTTGAGTCGGGCAAACTCGCCGTGCGCGATCTCAGCTACTTCATTGTATGCTTGCGCAGCCTCCTCCTCCGTCTTAAATCTCCCTATATGACTCTTCCTCTCTTCCTCCCGCTTCAGTTGAGCCCGCCACTTCTTTGTACACGCGCACCAGCTAACACCCTTGTACTTACTAGAGTGCCCAGATCTCGCTTTTGAGTTGTACATATTTTGACGATGCTGACACGCTCGCAAGTTACTAAGTGAATTGTTTAAAGGATTGCCGTCTATGTGATCAATGAAAACTGATGAGTCAATATCTTGAACAAAGGTTTTATATAGAAGACGGTGAACTGTAGATAGATATCGACGACCGCTGTAGTATAGGTCAACTACGAGGTAGCCCCTCTTCGAAACTTGAGGTTTAAGTTGTCTAGGCTTGCCATTTTTTAAACTTACGACGGTGCCAAATCTACTAATTAAATATCGATTACCTGTCCCGATGATTGGCTTCCAATGACTCATATCAGACATCTCCCCAAAGCGCTTCGGTGGCTCTTTCGATTAATACATCGGGCTCAATTATCTCAATCTCGATTGCCAGCTCTTGCATCCACTCGCTCAAAAAATCCCAGTCAAGGCAACTTGCAGCGAGTGATTGAGCACGCTCGTGCTTACACCTCATCAAGCCGCAAGCCCTTTGACCTGCTAAGCGATAATACTCCTCAGCCTCAGCACTCTGCTCATTCTCAAACTCTTTCGCTGCAAGCTTTTCTTTGAAGCTTTCTGTGAAGTCGTCGTTCATTTTCCCCCCTTAATCAATTCAGGCTCCCAAAGCTGCCGCTGACTCTCCTCGTTAACCATGAACGGTGCGCCGCAGAAGTGTGCTGCGTAGGCTTTGAAGATGTGCTCCTTGACGTTCTCAAATGGTGAGAGAATGACGACTGTGGTTTCAACGCTGCTGAATCCAAAGTCTGCAGCGAGGAGAGGAAAGAGCCTCACGTCCTTGTCATCTTCAACTAAGCCACAACCCCAACCGCGATCGAATTGCTTTTTAGCAGAACCAACTTGCTTTTCTCTAGGCTCAAGAAAGTCTTGAAGTGTGGTCGTCGCATTATCGACATCGAAATTTGATGAGCGCTTGCCGTGAACTGCAAAGCCCGACACCTTGCAGTCGTATCTGAAAGGCTTTCTCCCTGCCGCGAAGAGTGCTTTCTCAAAGAGCACCGTCGCAGCGCGAACCCATGCTTCAGAAATTGAGCTCTTACTCATCCCGACCTTTGCCCGACCGTCCTTGATGAACGCGAATGCTGACTTAGAGTTTTTGAGTGAAGGGATTCTCGCAATTGGTCCAAAGAAACTGAGATACGTCCATTGAGGGACGTCCCCGTTATCGGAGGTCACAATCTCAATGCGTGATTTCTTAACCAGTAAATCCCTGCGCTCTGCGTAAGCCATGAGACCCCCTAGAATGGAATGTCGTCGTCTGAGTAATCGATGGTTTGCTGAGCTGTCTGCTCTTTGACCGGGGCATTCTCGGAAGCACTCTCGCCTCCTGACTCCTTCGCTCCAAAGTGAAGCTCCTGACACTGGATAAACGTGTACCGCTTTTTCTCACCGTCCTTCTCGTATTGGTTCTCCTTAAGAGCGCCAACAATCAAAAGCTGAGAACCTTTCTTGACGTACTTGCCGACAAGCTCCGCCGTTTTCTCCCAGCACTCAATCCTGTGCCAGTCGGACGGCCTGTAGTTGCCCTCCTTGTCCTTGCCGTTTGAAGTAGCGAGTGAAAATGTCGCTTTGCATTTAC